AAGAAGTAGGAAATTTAGTGGCACATCACATAAATTAGACATTTCAACTTTATCAGTAATAACATCAATTTTAAGTAATAACCAAATAACATTATCACAATCACCAAGACAATATTTACCAACAGTAAATCTATCAAAATCAGATTTATTTGATAATTCAAATATTTCTTGGGGGGAAACGTCATCTTTAGCTAATCCCCAATTTATTTTATAATTTATAAGATCTAATTCTTCAGCACTTTGAATAGTAAAAGATGCATTACTTGAATTAATATCTAATACTTCATATTTTTTACCTTTTTTATAACTATTAACAGAATGACTAATTTCTTCAAATTTTACAAAACAACCAATAGTTAAACCACTTAAATTTTTACTATATATATCTGTAGTATTATTTTCTTTATTAATTTCTATTTTTTTTACACTATCACTTATAAAATATGATGATACATAATCTAATTTATTAGAACTAAGTGTAAATTCTCTTCTAAAAATCACACACATATCAATAATTATTCTTCCGGGCATATTAACATAACTTAAATTATATTCTCCACTTGCTAATATTATTTTATTTTTAGCAATGTCTTCTTCTCCTGTTCGCCAATCTTTATTAATACAAACTTCATCTTTATTTCTTGATAATTTTAAAAAGTCATAAGCACAACCAATTTCTTTTGCTCTTTTGTACATAAAGTCCCAATCAAAACCATTAATATTATATCCAGTAATAATGTGTGGATTTTCAAGTTGTATAATTTTTGTAAATTCTAATAATACACCTTTTTCATTTTGTTTTTCAATTATTTTTACGTTATTTTCTTGAACCCAGGTTTTATATTTTTCTGGAATTTTGCAACCACCTTTTACAATAATATATCGTATATAAGGTTTTTTTTCACTATAGTTAATAAATGTCATACCAATAAATGTTACAATATCACCTTCCAGTTGTGGATAAAATTTAGTTAATGCTTTGTTTAATTCTAATAATTTTGTTTCATATTCACATTTATCATCAATAATAATTTCAAAAATATTAGCATTTTTATTATATTTTTTTACTTTTTTAACTTTTTTAATAAATTCACTTTGTTCATCATCATCATTATCAGATTCAGAATCAGATTCTTCTATTTCTAATGTATAATCTTTTCTAGTTTTATCATTAGCAGGAATATATTTTATAAAATTATCAAAAATATTATTTAATTGTTCTTTTCCAATTTCTTTTAGTTTTGGATAAACCTTGTCTATATAATTAATATCTTCATAACCAAAAGCAGCGGATATTTGTTTTTCAAATAATTCAATATTATAATTTTCTTTTTCTTGTGATTCATTATAATGTTGTAAAATGTTTGTAGCTAATTTTTTGTAATCTTTTATTGGAACTGGAAAATCACCGTGACTACTACTTGCTTCAATATCAAAACTACAAATATTATATTTAACAATATCATCTTTGTCTGCTTTTTTTATATGTTTATGACTTATTATATATTCATATGCACAATGCGTAGTTTTTTTATTAACAGTTTTTACTTTATTACTAGGAAGTAATACCCATCCAGATGGACTAATTTCCTGCAGATGAAATAATTTAAGTAAAGGTGGTATATTAGCTTCATAAAGATAACAATTAGTATTTTGATATATGTAGCCTTCTTTAATCAATTCACGATTATAATAACCATTATCAAATGTATCTTTATAAAATATTTTTTTTGCTTTATTAAATGCTCCATTATTTGTAAAACTAATTTTTATAAAATTATGTAATTTATGGTTATCAAAACCATATAATTTTTGTCTTTTTATTAATTTAGATTCAACTATAGAATCTTCATAATAATTTCCCATTTTTTTTTTAATATGTCCAACAAATTCATTTCTAGTTGAATCTGTCCAATTATCGCCAACCTTAATATAAAAGAATGGATTAAAATCTTCTACTAAAATTGACCCTGTTTGTCCAGAAGAATTAATACCAAACATTTGAATTATAAATTTTTTATTATCTTTATATGGGTCAAAATTTGAATTATCATAATTATTTTGTTTGCTAAATCCATCATATACATTAAAATCATAAAGTTTAAATAATTTAAACTTCATAGGTATTTTTTTAGGCGTTTCATCTTCATTTGAAGATGTCATTTAATATATTTATATGTTTTAGTTTAAAACTATTTACATAAATATTTTATCAATTTTAAAAAATATTTATGGTTTTTATATCATTTTTTTTCCTATCTATGTGTGCGTTTCCATATAGGATTTGTGAAAGGTGTTGTATAATTTTCAATAGTTGGTTTATTAGTTTCACAACTTTCTGCTGTAGATAAATTTTGATTTAGTCTTCTATTTTTAACAATATTAGCAAAATTTTTTTTTCTAGAAACTCTATTATTATTTAAATTATTAACTAAACGATTTTTAACAGAAATATGTTTTTGTGAATTCAACTTATCTTCAACTCTTTGATTATCACTTTTACATTCGTCTTGAATTTGATCTTCTATAATTTGATATTGACTTGTAAATCCTCTACCATTAATAAAATTTTCATCATAAGGTTCTACTGATAAAAGTTTAGGAATATCATTTAATCCAATTAATCCTTGAATTTTCTTTCTAGACATATTACTTCCATTTTTTGCAGGAATAAACATAGTATTTGTAATAGATGATTCAGCTCCCGGTAATAATACAATTGCTTTGGATAACGTATCAATATTTGGATTATTACTAATTTCAATATTATTAAATGGATATTTAAATGATTCTGGAGTATTTTCATCCTCTGGATCATAATAAATAAAAATGCAATCAACATTTTTAAAATCACTTCCACGATTAGTGATAAAATTACTAGTTAAAATAATTTTATGAAAATTTAATAATAAATTATCAGAATAATCATTTAAATCTTGAAAAGATAATTCAATAAGTTTAGAACCATAATTATAATTTAATGTCAAATATATATTTAGATTAAAACTAGAATTATAATTAAATCTAAAGTCATAGTCTAAAGAATTATTAGAAATTTTTTGATTATATAAAAAACTATTTCCACTGGTTGAATTAAAAGATTTATTGTTTAAATTTAAAAAAAAATCCGAATTTAGGTAACTAATATCATCAGTATCTATAAAAAATTCATTTTGAGTGCTAATATAACCAGGGTCATTAAAATGAAATTTATTAATACTAATATCATTATTAAGTAAACCTAATGTGTTAAAACGATGATTATAAATATTTTGTGAAAAATCTAAATTATAATTATGATAAAAATCCAGTAAATTAAGATTTATATTTCGTAAATTTGATTCTTTAATATTATTATAAAGTATATTTGTATAATTATAATCATAATTTTCTTCTAACAAATAATTTCTATTTTTTATACTATTATCAACATTAATAGAATTTACATAACTACTAAAATATATTTTATTTATTGCCTGATATTCTATTGTTGCTTTAACTGTTGAAACCACTTGTTCCTGTACAAAATCAAGTTTCATATTTGTATATAAATTTTTTTGAGTAATACCAGTTATAGCATTACCTAATGATAAATATATCATATTATCTAATCCAGAAGTATAATAATTATCATAAAAATTATTTGAAAAATCTAAAATTCTAGAATTTAAATAAGTAAAATCTTGTGTTAAATAAATTTTACCGTATTCTTTTGAAAAATAATCATACCCTTTTAAAACTATGAAATCAATAGAAGAATTTTTATAATTATTTTGTAAATTTTTATCAAGTTTATCATTATCATGTTGTTGATTACTTATTGAAAAGTAAATTTTGGAAATATTATTTATTTTATTGTATAAAAGAATATTATCATTAAAATCACTTTCATTACTTAAAGAAACAGGAGAAATACTTATATCCATAGCAGACGATAGACTTGTTTCACTTCCTGAATTATTTAACTTAAATAAAGTAGTAAAATTATGACTATCATAATTTATTAAATTATCAGAAGCAAAATTATTTATTAAACTAATATCTATTACCTCATAATTTAAAGTATAAATTGAATTATTATTTGTAGTATCATACATTAAACTTAAATCAATGAAGTCAGAAAATTTAAATTTAAAGTAGTCACTATTAACAAACGGTTTATAAATATTAAAATAATAAACTAATGTGCTAGAATCTGAAAAATCTATATGCTCCCCATTTTTAAGTATTTGGTTAGTATTATTTTTTTTACTTAATTCATCTAACCTTGTCTCACTGAATAAGTATTGATTATTGTTAATAATATTATTTGTGACATTATATTTTATAAATAATATTCTTGGTTCATTAAAGTTATTATTTTTTTGTATAAATTTAATATTATGACATAAATTTTGTTGTGTTAAAAGTGTAAAAGGAACTCTACTTTCGTGGTCGTTTTTTTCATCGTTAGCAGATTGAATAGATAAAATTATTTTATTTTTAAATTTATCATCGCCAAAATTTTTTTGGCCATTGTCAAGAAACCTATAATATGGATTATGCTTAAAATTATAAAAACCTTTATTACTATTAAAAGATATATCATTTGGTATAAAAGTTTTCATATTAATTCTAGTTCCTATAAAACTTGAATCTACATTAAAATTTGAAGATAATAATATAAAATTAAACTTACTTGTCATATTTATTATTAATTATATATAATCAATAATAAATATTTACCTATCTTTATGTATTTATTTTTAATTAGTTAAAGGATCAGTATCATCAAAATACCATTGTGAAGATAAATAGTAAGGTTTGGATTTTTGAATACTTGTATTTTCTGCAATAGTTAAATCAGGACCTTGTGATGTAATTCTATATATTTCAAATGTTCCAATTGCATAATTATAGTATCTTAAATTAGAAAGATTGCCTCCAAATCCACCATTTAGATTGATGTATATATTATCATAATTTTGTTTAACTATATTACTTAATTTATGTCTTTTTGTTAAAGTTCCATTTATATAAACATCAACTATATTTTGTCCAGTTACTCTAATAACAACACAAACCCATTTTTTTATAGGAATACCATCAACATAAATATCATCAAAATATTTATACCGGTTTTTCGTATTATCACTATCATGAAATACATTCATTCTAATTAACATTCCTAATATTGGATATTTATCTAATAAATTATCCGAAATGTTTTTTTTACCAGTATACAAATATACACCTGGAGCATTATTTGGACCATATACACCATCTAAAGTATCCTCTGATTGTCCAGAAGAACCTTTGTGAAAAACATGTTTAAAATCTTTATTATCATTATATGTTAAATCATTTACATACATCCAAAATGCATAAGTAAATTCAGTTCCATCGTATTCATTTTTGCTTCTATAGATTGGCACTGAATTTTTGTCAGCAAATGTTTGGGGAATAGTCATAGCTTGTGTTGCATCTTTCATACCTTTAATAATGAAAGGATTTTCAGGTGGAGTAAAAACGTAAATAATAATTCTACTAAATACATAAAATAAAAATACAAATAAAATAATAACAAGTAATAAGAAAGTAGCTTTTGCAATTAAAGTATTAGAATTTAAGAATTCTCTTCCTGATGACAAAAAATTTTCAGTTCCATAGGGAGTTAAACCTACTATATTTTTTTTTACGTCTCCTAATAAATTATTAATGTTATCCATTATTATTATATTTATATTATAATTTTATAATTTTTTTTGAAACAATAATGTCAAATACTTTAAAATCTCTCTAAACTTCTGGGTATTTTAAACAATTTATATGTTTTATCTTATTAACTATGATTGCTGTTGAAAGAGATTGAATCTTGTTCAACAACCACTAGTATGTTTTCTATAATATCATAACAATTTTTTACTATATTTTAAAAAATTGTTACTATTATGCTTAGATAGTAAAGGAACCTCTCTCTGTATTATATTCAAGGAAGCTTACTTTTAATCCATATTTATTATACATTGATTTGGCAAGAGAAGCACTTATTCCTTCTTTGTAAATGTTATATGCTTCTTGTGGGTTAATAGCATTAGGTTGATATCTTATTCTTGTAATAAAACCTTCAAATCCAATATTTGGTGTACCTAAATTTCCAATATAAATATTTTTACGTTTGTTACTTTCCATTTTATTTTTATAAATTCCATGTAAAATAAATGAATTTCTTAATTTACCATCGAGATAAACATCAAATGTTTTTGTATCAACAGATAAAGTTAAACAATTCCATTTTTGAACTGGTATATTTTTAATTTTGTATCTTGTAAATTTTGTTGCACCAATAGCACCAGTAGGTTGTGCTGATTCAGAGTATGTTTCAATATCTATCAATAAATTATTTTCATATTTATCTAAACAAATACTTAAATTTTTAAAAGGATTAGGTTCAGTAGATACTGCTTCAATTGATGAACTCATACCAATTAGGTCACTTTTTAAGTCTTCATGTGTTATTGAGTTACTTTTAGTAGATACATAAATAATATTTTTTTCTTCAGAAATAGAATTTCCCCAATTATCAATATAGAACCAAACACTTAACATAAAGTTAGAAGTATTATTTTCATTAAAATCTTTATTTGCGATTACATTTTTATTTGTTGCAAAAAATGATTGAATACCCGAATTTGCTTCTTCACTATTTGCCAAAATATTGGCATCACACATTATATCATAAATAATATCTGTTGTGAAGAATATTTTGCTTATTAAAAAAATTAATATTAAAACTAACACTGTTATTATGATAATTTTTGATACTTCCATTATTATTTAATATAAACTAATATAATAATTTTTATTATATTATTTTATTTTCTGGGTATAACAATTACTAAAATATAAAATTATAATTTATACTTTTTTTATTTTTAATCATCTAATTTATTATATATAAAATTCACTTCTACTTATCTGGTTTTATCGTTAAATCATAAATAAATTTAATATTATTAGGTGGGCGAGGAGTTTCATAATAAAATATTTCTTTTATACTTCCATGAATTCCATTATCTTCTCCAATACTAATTTTGTCATCATCAAAAAAGGGTGGAACATTTTTCTTAGAACCTACTAATTTATCGTCTATGAATACATCAATTATATTATTTTCATAATTAATAGTTACAAACATCCATTTTTGATATTTTATTTTTTTAGTTTCATAAATAGTGTCAGTTTGGCTTCCTTCGCTTGTTTGTGTTTTTGATTTAATTAGTAATTTTCTTTTATTTCCATCATATAATATAACAGGTTTATTAGCATAGTTGAATATTTCTGTTTCTTTATTATATGCTAAACTTGTATTTTTTGGTTGTGGATTCAAATAAAGATAAAAACTTATACTATATGTATATTTATAATCAAATTTTTTCTCTCCTAAATATCCAATTAATGCTTTAATATTAAATTCTTGACTTGGATCTTCATCAAATAATGTATATTTGTTTGCAGGAGCAACTTTATTTTTAATAGATTTATATTCTTTACTAAAATCTTGATATTTACCAATTACTCTTTTTTTATCTAAATAATAAGGTCCTTTTCCTGCTAATAAATCATGTTTATTCATGCTGCTTATAAATTGAAATATAATTGGTAATCCTATAAATAAAGAAACAAAAATTATTAATAAAATAAATAATAAATAAACGGAAGATGGTGTAGATTTAATATCTTTATTTATTTCATCTGCAAATATAACAAGTAAACAAGGAATAAAAAATATAGTGTTTTTGATAATACATAAAAATCTAATAATTATATTATTCTTATCATTTTCACAATTTTTAATTACAACTGAAAAACTTTTAGCAAAAATAGCTAATATAATAATTCCTATTATTAATCCTAAAATTATTTTTGTAAAAAAATACAAATATTGATAATTATTATATAAATTATAAAAAAAGGATATAGATAAAAATATTAAGATTATACTTAATAGTAAGTATGAAAAAAACTTTATTAAATTTTTTATTGGTTCTACGATAGTTTCTTTAAAATTAGTTGAATTAAATATTTTTTTTTTCATATTTAAACCTTGTTTATCTTTTATATCTTCTTCTGTTACTAATTTTTTACGCTCTTTAGTAAATAAACTAGAAATAAATATATTTTCAGTTTCTCCATGTGGTAGAACGGCCAAACCATTTTTTTTTTTTTCATAATTATATTCCTGTTCATTTCTATAAACAAAAAAGTAAAAAATACTTAAAATAATTCCTCCCAATAATAATGAAATAATCTGTACATATTTATCTGGAACATTAATTAAATTTGTTAAAATTACTAAAAGTATAAAAACTAAAGTTAATAAAATACTAATATAATATTTATAATTTTGAGAATTAACAACATTATCTAATTTATTTACAATATACTCTCCGATAAATTTATATTTTTGCATTAATAATGAAAAAATATCTCCGGTTATTTTTTTTCTTCTTTCTGTTAAAGTAAATTTTTTTTCTATAGAACTCATGATTATATTATTAATATATTATATATAATAATATATAATTTATTTATAAATTCTCTAGAGCAGTTTTCTTACCGTGACAATCTCTACATAATGCTACTAAATTATCTACATTATTTGAACCTCCATATTCTAATTTAGTTACATGATCTACTTCAAACCATGCTGGAAGTTTACATCCACAGTGTTTGCATTGCCAATTTTGAGATGAAGCAACAAATTTCTTTTTTGTTTCACTTACAGAACGTTTTGTTGATTTTGAACCATTAAGAATTTTTTTTTGTTGGGCTGTTAAATTATTATAGGGATTTTGATTAACTTGATTATAGTTACTGTTTATTGAATCTCCTATTGTTTTTCCAGTAAAATCTATAATAGGTGCTAACATAGAAGTAGTTTGTCTATCAACGGGTAGATATTTAATATATCCATTTGCATTTGCAAAAAATTCTTTACTATTTTGAGGAGATCGTTTTAAATAAATATATACACATAATCCAGCAAAAGCAATAAAAGCCATTTTATAATATTTACTGTATGATTTAATTTTTGCTAAAATTTTACCTTCAAAATATATATTTGCTACAAAAATTAACACTATTATTCCTATAAATAGTTCTAATTTCATAATTTATATAATTAGTATATTATAATTATATAAACTTACTATTTATTTAAAAAAAGAAAAATAAATTTTTCTTATTACTTCTTCTTTTTCTTTTATTTTTTCTTTTTTTTGTTTTAGTTTTTTTTCTCTTTTTTCCTCCTATGTGAGTTGTAGATCTTGATGGAGATGCAGATGTAGATGGAGATGGAGATGCTGATAAAGATGCAGATGTGGATGGCGATGCAGATCTAGATGGAGTTTGAGATGAAGATGAAGATAGAGATGCAGATGTAGATGCAGATGTAGATGGAGATGCAGATGGAGATGTAGATGGAGATGCAGATGGAGATTTAGTTCTAGATGCTGATGGAGTTTGAGATGAAGATGAAAATGGAGATGCAGATGTAGATGCAGATGTAGATGGAGATGCAGATGGAGATGCAGATGGAGATGGAGATGCAGATGTAGATGCAGATGGAGATGAAGATGGTTTTACAATAAATGTTTGTCTACTTTTTATTGGATGATTATCTCTTAAGGTATCTTGTATTAGTCCTAATCTAGATTCTTGTGCTTTAAAACTACTAGGT